CGCCCCGCGGTTTACGCACAGTTGTAATCGATACTTCAGGCCGTGCTCGCTTCTGCCGTTCTGTGTCGATACGCCTGAAGGTAGACAGGAACAGTTCGAACAGATGCAAGAGGCGTCACAAAGTCCGAGTGAGAAAGCTGTGCAAGAGACTTAACCAGAACGGAGCGAACAATGTCACAAGAGGCAATCAAAGACCTTGAAGACCAGCTTAACTGGCGGGGTCCGAACGGCAAGGTACAAGGCAATATAGTGATCAATCGCACGCGGGCCGAACTGTTGCTCTCGCGCATTAAGCAGCTAGACACAATAATTGAGAGTTTACGTGCTCAGATAAAGGCCAGAAACGAACGTGAACTAAGCAAGAAGGACATACCACCAGCATGAACAAGAAACCACTCATGCTAGGCTCTGTACCGATAACGCAGGGCGATGCGACACTCTCTCGCATGGCCTTGCTACTCTGGGGACCATCGGGCGCGGGCAAAACCACATACGCCGCAACCGCTCCGGGCAAGAAGCTCTGGCTGAGCTTTGGCGATCAAGAACACATAAGCGTCCAGCACAGATCAGACGTGCTCATCGCTAAGCTCTACGACATGACCATAGAGGACATGTTCAAACATGGACAAAACGACAATCCATTCGGACTCGACCAGCTTCTCTCCGATAATGAAGAAATTGCTACTGTCGTTTGCGATAGCATTACTGCAATTGCGTATCGCGCACTTCAAAAGTCCGTCCTTGTCAGTAAAACTGGCTCAGGCCGAGGCTTTACTCCAACAATGGAGGCTCCGGGAATTGCTGCCTACGGAGGACGAAATGCAATTGTTCTTGAAGTGCTTACAGGACTGCTACGTGTCACAGCTAAACACAATGTTAACTTCATCGCAACAGCGCATGAAGATGATCCGACAACTGTACAAGTTAACGGACAAGACATGATTGACTATATCGGCGTCATGCTAGGCGGCAAGATCGTGAACAACGTCGCGTGGCGCTTGTCTGAAATTTGGTACATGTCACAGGAAGAAACCGGCGATAGGCTTAGACGCCTTGCGATCAGGCCGACGCGCAAACGCAAGCCGATGAAGACGCGCATGTTCCTTAACAGTCAAGAGCCTGAGTTCAAGATTGATTACGACGCAGAGAAACCGGACAAGGGTCAGATGACCATCACGAGCTTCATCGGCAAGTGGGAGGCGAACGATATGCGCAAGATCGAAGCACCTAGAGTGAAAAGGTAGTGAAATGCCTAAGAGCAATATGTACTTCGGCTGGCATCGCGGTGTGTCGCCGGTTAAAACCGATGGCCTGCCGACCGATGGATTAGACCAGCCTAAGCCGCACTACGAACAGATGCGTTTGCTTAGTGATGAAGAGGCATTCTTGAGCTTAGACGTACTTGCGGAACTATACCCGTATGTGACTCACATAGAGACGGAGCATTAACCGAACACCAGTACGGGATGGATGAACCTAATTAGCGACATGCCCGTAACATGATCGCAGAAACCTAGGAGACTACAATGGCTGATGAAGAAGAACTGTCCGTAATCGAACTGGAGCAGAACTTAGCGGACGTTGAGAAGCCGCCAGAACTGCCACCGGGCAAGTACGTAGGCGAAGTGCAAGGCGTCGAAATCAAGACTTCAGGCGCAGGCAATCAGTACTTCGCAATCAAGATGGTTATTCCGACGGATGAAATCCCGGCGGACATTGCGGAACACTACGAAGACGGTGCGATCTTGTACTGGAACCGTAACATCGTTCCGAATGGTAAAGACCGTCGCGCTTTGTACAACCTTCGAAAGTTGATCGAAGCATTGGGCCTCAACTCAAACGCTACCACAGTCGATCCGAACGAGTGGATGGGCTGTAAGGCACGCTTGACTGTCACGCACGAGAAGTATCAAGGCGAAATGCGGGCCGGGATTAAGATGCTCGAACCCGCCGAAGCGGCAAAGGCACGGTCTGCTCCTGCCGCGACTAAGCGTGCAAGAGGCAAGTAACCGACTAAGGCAGGGGCATTTACGCCCCTGCCTCTTTCCTTAAGGTCAATCAAATGCCCGTTGAAACCATACCTGAAGTGACTATCAGTCTGATCGAAGTCCCCGCCGCAGGCCCTACTCAGGTCATCTTCCGTGTCCGAGACAGTGACAAAGCGGATATTGAAAGAGCCGCACGTCGCCTTGGCATGATCCAAGCTGACTTCATGCGGACTGTCCTACTCAATGCAGTGAGAAAGATCAATGCCACACTTGTTGGTTGAGAAGATCGAAGCGCAACACCTTGAACCCGGCGATTTGTATTCAGACAAAGGCCCAGAGTTTTGGCAGAATACAAAACTGTGGGCATGTGGTCTGTTCATATGTTTGAAGACGCCGCCGAAGACTGAAGACGATGCAATCTACCGTATAACACTGATCGATAACGATCAACCAGCTATGAACCCAAAGAAACCTCCGGGGATGGAGTGAGCATGTTAACTCAAGAGCAAGAGAGCGCAGTCAGTATGTGCCTCGATCAGAGCGAGCGCATCATCGGCGTCACTGGAGCCGCAGGCACGGGTAAAACTCTGGTCTTAGGCAAAGCCTATACCGAGCTACGCAAGTCCATGCCTGCCTCTGCTATTGTCCTATGTGCGCCTACTGGCCGAGCGGCTAAGCGCATACAGGAGCTAACCGGCATTCATGCCGTGACGATACATAGACTGTTAGAGTTTCCAACGCCCAACGATCCAATAGACTTGACGATCAAGGGCCGTGAAGAGGAACACATAGTCGTAGCGAATGCGAACACAGATCACGAACCTAGACGTTCACGCAGTAACCCAATCATACAGAAGATGGTCTTCGTAGATGAGTCGTCAATGATAGGCGAGACATTATACCATCAACTCGTGAACGCTCTCCCGGCCCGTGGTTGCATCCGCTTCTTCGGTGACAACAACCAACTCCCGCCTGTCGAAGACGGTCGCCAACCGTTCATGGACGTGCTGGCAGATAAACCTTCGATAACCCTCACGCTTAACTTCAGATCAGATGATGAAATCGTCAGTAACGCCCAACGCATCCTCAAGGGTAGCATCCCGCAGAAGAACAGCCGCTTCGAAATAGTCTACACAGATAAGCCGCTTCAGGAACTTGCCTTGTTCGCAAAGCGCGACGAGTTCGGTATAGCGACTAATCAGATCATCATGCCAACGCGCACAGGCAAATTCGGTACGCAGCGGATGAACACGAGCTTACAACTCAAGTTCAATCCGCGCGGTGACAGTCTCAGGCTTAGCCGGTTCACGCCTGAAGAGGCCCCGCTTCTAGTCAGGCCACATGACAAGTTCCTTTGGATCAAGAATGATTACACGCTCGAACTGTTCAATGGCGAAATCGGTATGATCGATTGGATCAATGCCGAGGACGGCACACTTGGGATAGCTACCCCGGACAGGCAAGTGAACGTCCCGGCACGTATCAAGACGTACTCACCATACCTAGGCCATCACATTAACTACGATCCGCGCAAGCAGATCGAACTTGGATATGCGATCACCACGCATAAGTCACAAGGCAGTGAGTTCGATACGGTCGTGTACTGCATGACCAGATCGGCCTCATTCCTGATCAACAGACAGAACTTCTACACTGGCATTACGCGCGCTAAGCAGCGCGTGATCGTCATAGCGGACAGAATGGCAATGTCGCGAGCAATGATGCGTCGCAAACATATGTGAGTCACACATGAAATACACAAAGTACATAATCTTAAATGGAGCGCCGGGCAGTGGCAAATCCACCATCGCCCGAGAGCTTAGCCAGTATATGAATGAACGCCACATCGAAACAGTCAGTGACAGCTTCGCTGCGCCTATGAAGCATTACATCGCGACGGCCCTAGGTATGCAGTACGCTTCGATGCCAAAGGACGCGCCACGGGCTGAGCTATCTGGCTACTCGGTCAGAGAGTTCCTAATCGACTTGTCCGAAACATACATCAAGCCACGCTACGGCGATGGCGTCTACGGTCGTTGGCTCTCACACCGAATAGGCCGTATCCAACCATCACCAGCATTCGTCATCTGCGACGATGGCGGTTTCATAGACGAAGTAGATGCCCTTGGCGCAAACAAGTCCATCATC